AACTATGTCCTTGCGCCCGAATACGAACTGCTCAAGGAAACCAAAGACGACCACACCTACCCAATAGACGGATGGTATTGGTTTGATTCCATTGAAGAAGCCAGAGAGTTCTATAATATCCCTGCGCCAATAATTGAAGAATCAGAAACTTCTGAGGAGATGTAGACAAAATGGCTATCAACTTCCCAGATTCTCCAACAAACGGTGAAACTCATGCCGTAGGTTCTTTCACTTGGCAATACGACGGTGAAAAATGGGTTGCCGCAAATGGCATTGCCTTGGATGGCCTGTCGGATGTAACAGCGCCAACACCTACATCTGGCGACTTCCTAAAATGGAACGGCACTGCTTGGGTTAATGACCCAATCAATCTCAGCACTGACACTGTTGGTAACTATATGTCAGACCTTACCCAGGGAACTGGCGTTACGATTACCCACACTCCCGGCGAAGCGTCTAATGCCACTATTGCAATTGGTCAGGCCGTTGGGACATCTTCATCGGTGCAGTTCGCTGCTGTCACGGCACCAGTAATTGGTAATGCTTCTACAGCAACAACACTGCAAACGGCTCGCACGATTGCTGGTCAATCATTTGATGGCTCTGCAAACATATCCATTGCTCCAACGGATTTGACGGGGGTTACATCTACTGCTGCCGAATTAAATATTCTTGACGGCGCGACTCTTTCAACAACGGAACTCAACTATGTCGACGGAGTAACCTCTGCTATTCAAACACAGTTGGATGATAAGGCCACACTTGCTTCTCCGACTTTTACTGGAACAGTAGTTCTTCCAGACAACACCGTTGCGCTTGGGACTAAAACAACTGGAGATTACGTTGCATCACTTGTCGCTGGAACTGGCGTTACCCTTACCAACAACTCTGGAGAAACAGCAACCCCGACGGTCGCAATCGGTCAATCAGTAGCGACTTCTGCTTCGGTTACATTTGCAAAAGTTGACACCACCGGAGATTTAACCGTAGGTGGAAATTTAACAGTCAACGGAACTACGACAACACTAAATACGGAGACTCTTTCGATAGAGGACAATATTGTCGTCCTTAACTCCAATGTGTCTGCATCACCATCGCTAAATGCTGGAATTGAAATCGAGCGTGGCACATCAACAAATGTATCGCTCCGCTGGAATGAAGCAGACGATAAGTGGCAGTTCACCAATGATGGAAGCACATATGTAGATTTTGGCGCTGGTGGCGCAACCATTTCTGAAACAGCACCGGCTAGCCCAACGGCTGGTCAAGTATGGTTTGAGTCAGACACCGCGCAAACCTTTGTTTATTACGATTCTCAATGGATTGAAATAGGCGCTTCAGGAATGGCTGCGGTTGTTTCGGACAGCGCGCCATCTTCGCCTATAACTGGGCAAATATGGTTTAACTCCCTCAATGGCGGAACATACGTTTACTACAGTTCTGCATGGACCGAGGTAGGCGCAGTACCAATCAACGCTCTTTTGAATACGATTAACGCCAAAGGTGACTTGCTTGCAGGAACAGCAGACAACACTATTGGTAGACTTGGTGTAGGTGCTGACGGAACTGTTCTCAAGGCAAACTCTGCAACGGCAACTGGTCTTGAGTGGACAGTAGAAGAAGAAGGTCTAACAGTTTTTAGTGACCAATTTTTTATTGGAACTCAAATATGGTCATAAATTTTTTAACAACAGGAGTATTTTATGCCAAGTTTATCTAAATTAGCCCTCCAGCCAGCAGGAACGACAGGTGATGGTTTAGGTATTTTGGTAACAGCAACTGCTACTGCTGGCACCGCCATTCATACTGCGTCGTCAACCACTACAACAATTGACGAACTTTGGCTCTATGCGTATAACAACCACTCGGCGTCTATTCTTCTGACGATTGAGTACGGCGGTGTCACCGCACCCAAAGATGTGATTAAACAAACACTCACAGCACAAAATGGTTTGGTTCTCGTGGTTGCTGGTCTTTTGATTCAAGGTAATGCGACCCCCAAAGTGATTCGGGCATTCGCGGCAACTGGAAGCCAAATATCAATCTTCGGATATGTAAACAGGATAACCGCTTAAATATATGTCGGCTTTTGGTCTTCGTAGCAGAGTAAATACAAGCATTGGTTCTTGGCTTGGTACCGGGCTTGGGACAACAGTGTTTCTTTCTGTTGAATATTTGATTGTTGCAGGCGGCGGCGGTGCAGGTCAGCAGGGCGGACCAAATGCGTACAAAGCGGCTGGTGGAGGTGGTGCTGGCGGATATCGCACTGGTACTTTATCTATTACTGATAATTCCCCTCTAACTGTTACTGTCGGCGGAGGCGGAGCGCAAACCGCAAATGGCAGTAACTCTGTTTTTTCCACATTCACTTCAAGCGGCGGTGGTTCTGGTGGTGGTGGTGCTTCAGGAACTGGCGATGGTGTCGCTGGAGGTTCTGGAGGGGGTGCTGGTGTAACTAATGCTGGTGGTGCTGGTAGCCCGGGTGCAGGCAACGCTGGTTCATACAGTCCAGTTGAAGGTTTTGCTGGTGGCGGTACTGGTTCGTCATCATCAGGTGGTGGCGGTGGTTCAAGTGCTGCCGGTACAGGTTGGGGTAACGGTGGTGTTGGTAACGGTGGCGCTGGTGCAGGTACATCAAACTCTATAACTGGTTCAGCAGTTACATATAGTCAAGGTGGAAACGGCAACTATGGCCCAAGTGCAGGAACACCTGCTTCTTCACCCGCAAATCTAGGTCGTGGTGGTAGTGGTGGAGTGTCACAAATTGTTGGTGGTACTGCTGGCGGTTCGGGTGTAGTGATACTTCGCTACCCAGACACTTTCCCTCTTGCCACAGCGACTACTGGTTCCCCAACAGTAACAAATCCAACTGGCTACAGGGTCTATACTTTTACTGCTTCAGGAAGCATAACTTTCTAGGAGGTATCTGATGGCATTCTCCTTCCCCCTCTCCCCTGCCACCAACGACACCTACACCGTAGGTTCTCGCACCTACACTTGGACGGGTTCTTTTTGGGAAATGACAGGCGGGTTAATCACAACCAGCCAATTAACAGATTTAGGTGTTACTACAGCCAAGATTAATGATGCAGCCGTTACTACAGCAAAGATTGACGACCTTGCTGTCACCGCCGCAAAGATTGCAGGCACAACTATTACAGAAGGCAAGATTGCATCGAATGCGGTGACGACAGGGAAAATTGCTTCAAACGCTGTCACACAAGCAAAACTTGACTCAACGTTGAGCGGTATAACTATTTGTACCTCGTCAACAAAACCTGCATCACCATTTACAGGGCAAACTATATTTGAGACTGACACCAATTTGATGAAAGTTTATTTGTCAAATGATTGGAGTGGCGGAACATTGCATGTTGGCACTTTTGCTATTGAATACCTAGTTATTGCTGGCGGTGGTGGAGGTGGCTATCACACCGGCGGCGGTGGAGGAGCAGGCGGTTTTAGGACAAATATAAGCGGCGCAACTTCTGGTGGAGGAGCTGCTGCAGAAGCGGCGCTGTCCGTGGGAGTCGGTTCTTACACAGTGACAGTTGGTGCTGGTGGGGCTGGTGCTGGGTTAAATAATACAATTAATGGAACAGCCGGTGCAGCCTCTTCTTTCTCCACCATAACTTCATCAGGTGGTGGCGGTGGTGCTTATATAGGCAACAACGGAGGTAGTGGTGGTTCAGGTGGTGGCGGTTCAAGAAATGGCACTGGGGGTAGTGGGACAACTAGTCAGGGATATGCAGGAGGTGGTGCTGGAACTGGGAATGTCGCAGGTGGTGGCGGTGGCGGCGCGGGTGCAGTCGGTGGAACGGGCAATGGAAGTAATGCTGGAAACGGTGGTACTGGTCTTGCTTCATCAATAACTGGGACTTCTGTGACTCGTGCGGGCGGTGGTGCTGGCGCAGGAGAAAGTGGTTATGCGGCGAATGGAAGTGGTGGTACTGGCGGCGGAGGGAATGTTGGTGTTGCTGGAACAACAAACACTGGCGGTGGTGGTGGTGCAGGTCAATACAACAACGTTAGTTCTGGCAGCGCTGGTGGTTCGGGTGTCGTGATAGTTCGTTACCTAACCGCAGATGCTACAGGTAGAAGTATTTCTGGCGGAACATCTACAACATCAGGAACATACACTATTCACACATTCACTGCATCAGGAAGTTTGGTTATTGCGTAATGGCTGCTATAGATTTCCCCAACTCACCGTCAACAAATGACACCTTCACAACTGCGGGTAAGACATGGTTGTACAATGGTGTGTCATGGACACTCGTAGGAGTATCTACAGCAGGTCCGGGTAATTCATACAACCTAGACGGCGGCGTAGCTGCAACTGTTTACGGTGGTATTACCAATTTAGATGGCGGAGGAGTAGCAGGCTGATGGCAGTAAAAATACAATTACGTCGAGACGTGGCTTCAGCTTGGACATCTGCTAACCCAACCCTCGCGGCAGGTGAATTAGCCCTTGAGACAGATACATCTAAATATAAGATTGGTGACGGCACAACTGCTTGGACAAGCCTTGCATACTCTTCGCTTCCTTCAACGGCCATTTCCGCAACCACGGTTACAGCAAAAGGTGACCTTTTAGTTGCTACGGCAAACGGAACTGTTACCCGTCTTGGTGTGGGAACAGCAGACCAAGCACTCGTCGTTGATTCGTCAACGGCAACTGGTGTAAAATGGGCAACACCTGCTTCCGGTGCGGATGTTCTGCAAGTGCAAGTCTTTTCCTAGGAGATAACAGATGGCAACATTTAATAAAGCAAAACTGTCTGGTTCTACCGATGGCATGGCTATCAAGGTTACGGGAACTGGTACTGGCTCGACGGTCACGGTTCATACGGCTGTTGCTGGTACTACGGCAGGCGTGTTTGACGAGATTTGGTTGTATGCAAACAACACTTCTTCGTCGGCTGTAAAACTCACGATTGAGTGGGGTACTGCTACGGCGGCTGATGGCAACATTGAGTTAACCATTGCGGGTGAGTCTGGTTTGGTTTTGGTTGTTCCGGGTCTTATTTTGCAGAATGCAAAGGTTGTGAAGGCTTTTGCTGGTACGGCTGACGTCATTTTGCTTACCGGCTATGTCAATGCGATTACCGCATAGGCGGTAATTTGTGACTCTGCGTTACGATTCCCGTTCTAGGGTTTCTACTTATACACAGTCGTGGGTGTCTAATGTTGACCCTGATTTTGGTGCGTACGAATCTATTGCCACAACAATTGTTGGCTCAGGTGGCACTTCAACTATTACTTTTAGTTCCATTCCTTCTACCTACAAACATCTGCAAATCAGAATGATTAATAGAGGGACAAGCACTAGTGCGTTTACAATATTGGTTCGGGTGAACGGTGACACTGGAAGCAACTACGCAAATCACTTCTTAGAAGGAAATGGTGCTTCTACTGTTACGGGAGGCAGTGCTAATCAAACCTATATTAATTTTTATGCACAACCTAAAAGCGATGCCACGGCGAATGTTTTTGGTGCATACATAATTGATGTTTTGGATTATGCGAACACAAATAAGAATAAAACTTTTAGACATTTTGGCGGATATGACGCAAACGGTAGCGGCTATGTTGATTTGGATAGCGGTTTGTGGATGAGTAACTCTGCTATCACTAGTATTGAATTTACCACTGGTGCAACTTCTTTTGCACAGTATTCTCACTTCGCTTTGTACGGGATTAAAGGATAGTTATGGCTGTTTCAGCGTATGAAGTAATCAGTGCAACGACTGTTGGTACTGCTGCACAAACTGTCACCCTGTCTAGCATCCCTCAAACATATACAGACTTGGTTGTTGTGGTAAATGCTTTCTCAAGTATCCAATCTGACTTGTATGTTTATTTTAATGCTAGCAACACAAACCTGTATTCAAGAACAACTTTATGGGGTGATGGAACTACCGCTGGTTCTACTCGTGTTGTTCATGGGGATGGATATAATTTTCTTGTTTTGACTTATTATGGTGCTGTTACGACAACTGCTGGCGGTTCTGTTCACAACATAAACATTATGAATTATGCGAATACAACGACTCGCAAAACTGTGTTGGCTCGTTGTAATGCTTCTTCAAGCGGTGTTGATGCAACGGTGGGTGTTTGGTCTTCAACAGATGCTATAACTTCGATGACTTTTGATTTGGCTTCAACGCGAACATTCTCTGCTGGTTCAACATTCACGATATACGGAATTAAGGCCGCATAATGGCTGCATATAATTTGATTGCTACTACTACAGTAGATTCACCTAGCGGTGCAGCCAGTATTGCTTTCTCCTCAATCCCTCAGACCTACACAGACTTGAAGATTGTATTGTCTGTGCGTTCTACGAGTGCAGCAACTGCTTTGGACGTAGGTTTTAATGGTTCTACTGCGTCATTCACGAATAAGTATTTGCAGGGTTCAGGAAGTGCAGTATCTTCAGGTTCTTTGGCTCGTTATGCTGGTTTGGTAACTGGCACAGACCAAACAGCCATTGTCTTTGCAAACTGCGAAATATATATTCCGAATTATTCTGGGTCTACGAATAAATCTTTTTCAGGCGATGCTGTTCAGGAGAATAATGCAACATCTTCTTATGCTTCTATTGTTGCGAACTTGTGGTCCAACACAGCAGCAATAACCCAAATTACTTTCACCAATGCAACAGGAAATCTCGCACAGTATTCATCAGCATCCCTGTACGGGATTAAAAACAGTTAGGAAAACATCATGGCAACAAAACTAATTATTAACTGCGCCACAGGCGAACAGACCGAAGTGGAATTAACAGCAGAAGAAGTCGCACAACGAGAGGCCGACGCTGAATCATTCGCTGAACAGGAGACAATCCGTTTGGCTGAAGTTGAGGCTAAAGCATCAGCGAAAGCATCCGCTCAAGCAAAGTTGAAGGCACTTGGTTTGTCTGATGCCGAGGTGGAGGCTTTGGTCGGCTGATGCGTGGTGGTAGAACTCGTCCTTCACAATATGTGAATCAGAACCCTCGCTATAAGTTGCAACAAACTTTTAGCGGTGGTGTTGAGTCGTATGTGTCTGTGGCTGGCGTGTTTTATAAGGTTCACACGTTTTCTGATACGGGTTCTTCGGCGTTGACTTCAAAGTCAAGTGGTCCTGGTTTGGATGCCGAGTATTTGGTTGTTGCAGGCGGCGGTGGTGGCGGCGGAGACATTGGTTCGGGTGGTGGTGCTGGAGGTTATCGTTCTGGAACACTAGGAATAACAGCAGGTTCCTATTCCGTGACCGTTGGTGGTGGTGGTGCAGGAGCATCTGGTGGTGTTGCTACAACTGGTTCCTCATCATCTGCTTTTGGTCTGACCGCTGGTGGAGGTGGAGGCGGTGGCTCAGTCCACGCAAACGGTACTGGCGGTTCTGCTGGCACTGGAGATAACACATCTTTCGCTGGTGGTGTCGGAGCATACTCTGGAACATTTAACGGTGGTGGTGGTGGTGGTGTGGCTGGCGCAGGTGTTGCAGGCGCAACCAACGGAACTGGAGGTCTTGGTACTACAAGTTCTATTACTGGGAGTTCTGTAACTTTTGGTGGTGGTGGCGGTGGTGGTGGTTTTAACTCTGGTGCTGGTGGAGTAGGAACTTCGGGCGGTGGTTCTGGTGGTACTGGTGGTGCTGGCGTTGCTGGCACCGCAAACAAAGGTGGTGGCGGTGGAGGTGGCGCGTACAATGGTGGAGTTTTTGCTGGCGCAGCAGGTGGTTCGGGAACGGTCGTGTTTCGTTACATCACAGCAGACGCAAATGCAAAAGGTTTGTCTATTTCGGCTACAGGTGGTAGTTCTACTATTTCGGGTGCGTACACAGTTTGGTCATTTACGGCTACGGGTACTGTGACTGTTTCGGTTGCATCTCGCACGGTTGACGCAGAGTATTTGGTTGTAGCAGGCGGTGGTGGAGGTAGTCGTGGTGGTGGTGGTGCAGGTGGATATCGCACAGGCACGCAATCGTTAACACAAGGAACTTCTTATACGGTCACGGTTGGCGCTGGTGGTGGGAACTACGCAAATGGTTCTGATTCCGTATTTTCTAGTGTCACTTCTACTGGTGGTGGTCGTGGTGGTGGAACTGCCGATGCCGGTGCTAGTGGCGGTTCAGGCGGCGGTGCTGGTGGAGCGAACTTTGCTGACGGTCAAGTAAACGGTGGTATCTCTAGCCCTGTGACGAGTCCTGTGCAGGGTTTTCGTGGTGGCAATAGTAATTCGGGTGAAATAAACTCAAACAGTCCTGCTTGTGGTGGTGGTGGTTCTAGCGCTGTTGGTGGTCAGCGAGTAAGTACCACGGTGTCGGGTGCTGGCGGTGCTGGAACGACAAACTCAATTTCAGGAAGTAGCGTCACTTACGCAGGTGGTGGCGGAGGCGGTATTTTTTCAGGTACAGGTGGCGCAGGTGGCGCAGGCGGTGGAGGTGCTGGTGCCGTTGGAACCGCAACAGGTGGAACAGTCAATACTGGTGGTGGCGGTGGGGGAAGCGGTGGTGCTACAGGTGCTTCTGGCGGTTCAGGCATAGTTATTATTAGATACCCAATCGGATAGAAATAACAGAACTAGTCAAACATTTTTTATAAAACGTTTTTTCTTATCTGTTTTCAACTGGCAACTCTGGACATCCTGCTTCTTTGATAAATCCCTTGAGAGATTTTAGTTGAAGCTCATAACTTGAGTGCTCTGGATTGGTCGACCATGTTGCAGATATTGTGTATCTTGTTTTTTGTGAAATCTGCGTAACCCCGTGAAGGTGTGACATGCCACTATTGTGGGCAAACATTTTACCGGCTTTCGGGGTGTGTGCTTTTCCGTAATACGGGTAATAGGTGTGTCCACCTTGATAGTCGTCATTTAAATATAAAACAGAACCGCAAATTCTGCTGAACCCATCAGCATTGTCAATGTGTGGCATTTGATAACTACCAGGAGGCCAGCGAACCATTCCTATTTGGTCGGCGTAGCACTCTGTGTTAAAAGATTTAGAAACGAAATCTTTCATTTTTTGGTGAATGCTGAGAACGAGTTGTGCAGTTAAAACACTAGCGAATTTACTTTTAGGCACATCGGACAAAAGTCCCAAGTTTCGATGGCTCCAAAATTCATCAGTTGCAATGGGCCAGTTTTCCGTTGTCTCTGCAAGCCAAACTAGATAATCGCACTCATCCTTGCTGAGCATTTCTTCTTTTGTAAAAGATTCAAATGGCTCTACATTTTCAACAAAGGCATATGGGAATACGCTCCTGTCAAGTTGACTCATGCTCCGAAAGGAGTTTGTTGAAACATCGACGAAATTTACATGCTGCCTGTACTGCGATGTACTGGTATCTGAAAAATCAAACATAATTAAAATTAAACTCGTTCTTTACCACTTACCGAGTGGACAAACAGCTGCTGGTAGCTTTACTTTCAATTTCATAAAGCATCCACACTCTTTGCATTGTTTTGTGAGTTTAAGAAGACTTGGACACCCTTCGCAAATCTCGTACCTTTTTGATGAAATTTCCTCGTCAACGTGCTCAATATTGGGATTGACTACATCCCAAGGTCTAGTGTCACCAAGATTTTTTTTCCACTCTTTATAGGATGTCATATGCAACCTATGCTACATCGTTTTCATTTGACATCATTTTATTAACCATGTTATTGATGAATCCAGCCCCAGAATTACTTGTCGTTACTCCCTCGTACATCTTTGGAATTGCCAAAGCTGCTCTTTCGCTTCTTGTCATATTCCTAAACTCTTCTGTTGTGTATCCATATACATGCGCTCTTGTTTCAATGAACTCTTCTTCTAGGTGTAAAGCCATTTGAGTTCCAACCCCTTTGCCTCGATGGTCAGGGTGGGTCATTATGAAGTATGGTTTCCTGATTCCGTTTTCGTCATAGTATTGACAATGGACACAAACCAATAGACCATCTTGGTCTCTCAGGAATGTGTAAAAAACTTCAACTTGTGAGTTGTGGCCGAACAGGGTTGGATTTGTCATCAGGCTTTTTAGCTTTGAAAAACCTGGCTCTCCGAATTCTCCAAATTTTTCTTCCATAAACAACCAATGTTTAAAACCGCTTTCAGGCAGCCCACCCGTTAGCGGTACAAAAACTTCATTATCTTCCATGTTGCTCATTGTCCAGTCCTTGAATTCATACTCTATGAACGGATGATTCTTGTTGGCTTAATCCTACTAGCAGAATGCACAGTCGCACGAAAAACCCTTGCCCGGGATTGGCTCAAAACAACATGGGGTACATGGTGCTGGTCCAGGTGTAGTGCCACCGCCACTGCTACCACCTCCGCTACTAGGAGGAGTGTATCCACAGTATCCAGGGTCATAGACCGGATTATAGCCACCCGTTCCCGGACATGTCTGCGAACATCCGCAGTCAAAGTATTGATACCTGTATCCACCCCCATCGCAGGTGTCTGGGAAAACTCTCGTGCATGCACTAGGGGCTGGCGAGACACACGAGCACGGTGGTGGTGGTGGAGGTGGTGGAGGTGGTGGGGGTCCCGGTGCAACTGGAGTTACTGAACCCGAGCTACCAGAAACCGCACTAACTCCATATCCCGTAATTGTAGTAACAGTGAATGTGTAAGCGGTTCCATTGCTTAAACCAGTTACCGTTATCGGAGAACTTGAACCACTACCCGTAAAACCACCAGGGGATGATGTTGCAACATAGGTCGCAATCCCTTTGCCGTCGTATGCAGGAAGAGTAAACGAGACTGATGCTTGACCGTTGCCCGCAGTAGCCGAAACAGATGTTGGCTGGTCGGAATACTTGCCTTGGCTAGAAGTATTGCCCGGAATCACGATGCACTCAAGTCACCCATCAACATCCAAGTGTTCGCCGCGGCGCACTTCAGCAAAGTTGCCGATGAATACTGTGCACGCAAGTAAGCGCCCGGAGTTGAATAAAGTATTACCGACCCCGAGGCACCAACAATTTGCGTCTTGCCAGTTCCGTATTGAATAATATGAATCTGTGCGCCTTCAGGGAAGGTGACTGTTGAGTCAGCTGGAACGGTGACTGTATTTGCTGTTGAAGTTATGTTCATTTTAATGAACTTGTTCTTATCTGTCAGTTGAAGTGTGTAGTTTCCTGTTTTGATGTCAATCGTTGCATCGGCTAATTTGCCTAGTTCGATTGCGGCTGTTGCGTTTACGTCGGCATTGACAATAGTTCCGTTAGCAATCATTGATGAAGTAACGGTTCCAGAGTCGGCCAGAGTGATTGCTGTGCCTGAGATTTTGGTTTTATCTATGGCGGCAGATGCATTGATTTTTGCATTAGTAAGCAACCCATCTGGTATACCCGTCAAGGCAATCTGACCCCACTTGACACCAGTCGCCTCAGTGCTGTCGGCCACAAGAACATAACCATTTGTACCAACGGCCACATTGTCTACAGCTCCAGCAGCAGTCCCAGCCAGAAGGTCTCCTTTTGCCTCAACCACGTTGATAAGCGAGCCTTCGACAATTGACACCCATGCAGACCCTGAATAGAACTGAATGTCGTTGATTGAGCGGACGTAGCAAACACGTCCCTCTACAAGTTCTGGCATATTGTCGTCGTTGCCAATGTCGCCAAATGCAGCATTGCGCGCATCGACTGTGTCAAAAATTGCTACAACTTGGTCTTGCAAGTATGTGTTAACGAGAGTTGCCGTTAAAACTTCACCAGGCAAGAAGACTCGTACTCCGGCGCCAGCCATGCGTCTCCTTAGGAATTTGGGTTTGCCTAAATAATACTTCATTATTATCAAGCCTGATGAAAGGACGACTAATGATGATTGGGTGGGACTAATTAAAATTCATCATTTTAATGTTAGAATTGGAGGTATTTTTCTTGGAGGCTAAATGTTCCGTAGTCGTCGTCGCTTTAACAAGCCCGCAGCCATCATGGCCGTACCTTCGGTATTCTTCCTTCTTCTCTCGATTTTTGGCTTGTCTTCGCCGGTTCGGGCTGATTCTTTCCCTGACGCTGGATTTGAGGATGGAACCTTTACGGGCTGGGAAAAGGGAAGCCAGTCGGGAACATTGGGCAGCACCATTACTGGAAACGGAACTGGCGTAACTATATTTACTGGTTCTAGGACATTTACCCATAGTCAACATGGAGCAATGGGCAGCCCTACAAAACAAGATGGGTCAGCGAACCCATATTACGCTCCAGCGGTATCTGCTGGAAGTTGGACATTTGGGCCAAACAATGCAGCAAAAGCAGTCGCCCTGCAACCGATGGGACAAATTACATTCTCTGACGCAATGAC